TCGGCAAACTATGCGAGCATCGTAAGTCAATTACAGGCCGCAGGAATTACTGTTTACCACTTACTTCCGATCTACGAGACGGTAGTAAATCAGGCCCCGCTGACGGCATTTATTCAGGCGACCTACCCCGCCGCGAACATCTTCGACGCGGGATTGCAGAATTACGCTGGGGTCCTTTCTCCAGACGGCATCCACCCTACCCCACTAGGCGAAGGCTATATCACAAACGCTGCATTGGCGTTCTTCAGCAATCTAGGCTTTAACTCAAGCTATTTCAATTACTCCGCTTCGCTTACTAACTGCTACTCCCAGACTATCGGTGTAGCCTCCTTTGGTTGCCCGCAGTATCGCTTCGGCATCAATCAAAGCCAGCTAACAACGACGGCCTATCAGCAGGTAGGTACTCTGGCGCAGACCAACGACGCTGCAAACCCATTTAGCCTAAACGTATTCCTTACGGGCAACGCGACGGCTTCCCTGAGGCAATACACCCTGCAGACTCAGCAGATTGGATCGGGTAACTCTGGAGTTCTAGCCCTGCAGCCTTTAGGGGGAAACCTGTTTCTTGGTGGCAACCCTACCCTTATCGGAATCACCGGCGTACAGCAGTGTCTGCAGGTCAATACCTTCGGCGTGATGAGTGGGATTGGTCAACCTTGCGGTGCCATCCCGTTCGCTACGCCCGCAACGTCTTCTGCGGCCTGTACTGTTCCCCAATTCTCATATGACGCTGCCTACCTCTACACATGTGTTGCCACTAACACTTGGCGCAGAATAGCCTCCGTTTCTTTCTAAACCAACCTTAAGGAGCATCAATGAAACGCATTCTCATCGCGGTCGCGGCTCTGTGCCTAAATTCGGCGTTATACGCGCAGACTGGCGTGAGATATGACGGGCGTGTCACTGTTGCAGGCACCAACGCACCCGTAAATGCTAATGTGCCCTTGATGGCTGTGCCCAATGCCACGGTTACGATTTGCTCAGACGGTGCCTGCCAAGATCCAACCATCGTCTATAGCAACCAGGCTTTGACGGTTTCGATTGGTTCTTCCCTTAAAACTGATGGGCAGGGAAAGTTTGGTTTCTATGCCTCATCGGGCTCCTACTTCTATCAAGTGCAGCTCCCCTCGGGCACCATTCAAGGCATCTTTCCGATCACTTTGGGCGGTTCTGGTGCTTCGATCACTCCCTCAATTCCAGTGCTCGCCAGTAATTCAAGCGGTGCTGGTGTAGCGGCTTCCGCTTCGGGCGTGGCGGGCTTGTTTGGCTGCACATCTACCCAGATTCTCAATGGGGCTGGCGGCTGCTCCACGAATGGCGGTTCGGTTCTAGGGCAGCAGTACCGCATCTCTGGATTTACTGGCTCTGGCTCGGGATCAAGCACAGCCCTTGGGCAGACGAACTCCTTTACGGATGCAACCGGAAACCCCCTCACGGTACCCGGTGCGCTTGGGGCCTACACGACAAACGGTATGGGCAACACAGATCTGACTGGAGGGATTGCAGCAAATCTTTCCTCGCCCACCGCTTCAGCCTTGATGGTTCCCCCGAACAGCTCTGACACCTACTCCCTTGGTGGGCTCCCCGTTACACCTGGATTCGCGCCCATCAACTTTTATGACTACCGCCTCAACTCGACTTGGGAGTACCACGTCAATCCAGGCACGGCATCGCCGGGAAACAGCACGAACGTGGGCCACGGCATCAACTGTCAGTTTGGCGCACTGCTCACCGCCGGATACGGCTTCTATCAATGCGCCCCTAGCGTGATGGTTAAGCAGGGCGGCGGAGTCAACCTTGAGGACTCTTGGACGAATGTTCAGCAGTTCTCCCTGGTTGGCACTTTCCAGACTCGTGGTCAGAAGTACATGCAAACCACAATTAGCCACTTCTTCGGCGGAGGCGATCAAATTCGTTCCGAGAATGAAGGGACCTTTAGGGCAGCTTGCACTGATTCGAGCGGCGAATGCATCAAGGAAGAAAGTAGCCATATGGTTGAGGTTTTGGGACCGTCTGGCACGGTGACGAGTTACAACTCTTCAACTCTTCGGATCGCCCCGAACTGGACGAGCCTTGGCGCTAATGTGGGCGATGGCGAGTTTGTGGTCAACACCACTGCGCCGACCTACACAGGCGGAAACATCAGTTTGAATACCGCTGGTGGAACTGTTGTTCCATCACTCTATAACTCGACTGTCACTCTAACCCCGTCCCCTTGGCAAGCGACAGTAAGTTCCGGATGCGGAGCGATTACGCAGTCGGATGAGCCGGCCTCCGCTGCCTGCACCGTGAGCGTGACTGTAAACACGACCGCGCCCACTGCTGGCAGTGTCGTGTGCTTTGCAGATCCCTCCAGGTTTGAACAGGCTGCAGTTGTAAGTCTTAGCGGATCGACCTTGACGGTAAAAGTACGCTACACCCACTCGGCGGGAACTCCTGTAATGTATGGCGGGACTTGCGGCCTTGCGGCGATTCTGTTGCAGGGTGAAACGGCCTATACCGGACTCGCAGACCCTATTCCCTATATGGGTGGTGGTTCTCCTTCTGCAAGCACGACCTATGTCGTGATGAACGTGCTGGGGAACCAGTTGAACAACGAGGAGTTGCCGATACCTTCTAACAATGCGGGATCGCTGTCTGGCTGCACACTGAATCGATCGGGTTCGACCGTGAGCACATCCTGCCAAATTCCTCCAATCTACAACGGCTTTAGTCAAGTGTCTTCTGCATCCCCCATCACCGTCACCGGGAATAGCTGCAGTGATCTTAACGGCACGATCACCGGGGCTATCACCACGAATCGCAATGGCTCGAGTTGGACCATGGCTGGCACTTGCACCACCGGTACAGGTGGCTCTCTTCAGATGACGAACATGAACAACTTCGCCATGTATCCCGCAGCGGAAACGACCGCTGTCAACCCCGACGGAACGGTGACTGTAGAGGCAAACAACGCTGGGTTTGCTGCAGGCCAGGCTATCTACCAAATGAATCATTATGCGACTCAGGTCAACTCGAAGGGCGAAGAGGTCAACGTTTTGACGCAGAGTCCAACTGGTGGGAACGTGATCCACGAGTCGGAACTGGGGGGATTCGGACTCTATAACGCCAGCTACATTGAGCTTGATAACGAGAACTTTGGAGAGGAGCTTATTGGCTCAGGAGGAACCAATAACGGACTGTTCAGCTTTGCTGAGGTCAGGGTTCCCTATCAAAGCATGTTTAGTGCGACCTACGCGCCGCTGAACGGCGGAACTTATGGCTCGATCGGTTGCCCTTACACAGTGGGCGGAAATGCGGTCTGCACAGCAAACTCTCCAGCCTATAGCTTCTACAGTTTTGCAGGCTATAACAGCTATCTCCAGACTCAATATGATCCCGTTACGAATACGTTTTCTTTCTTCGGTGGAGGAACGAATGCCACTCTTTACACGCAGAACTTTACTTCGAGCGGAACTGTAAACATCGGCGGAACTGTAAACCTTTCGGGCACGGTGACGCTCCCAAGTTATTTCGCTCGAACGGATACAGCCAACACGTTTGGACAGATTCAGACCATTTCTACTAACGCCTTCTCGGGCCTCAATGTAATATCTTCAGGGTTTTATGGTGCGGCCCTCAACATCCAGAGCACAGAGCAGACTACATCAGCCCTACAGGGATGGGACCTGTGGCAGACAGGAAATTTTGGGGGACCCACCGGCGTAGCAGCGGGCTCTTTTGTAATAGCAGACCAACAGACCAACATTAGCGTTTTTGCAGCAACAGATACCGGAGACTCCACTCTCGGCCTGCCGATGGCAATGGGCACGGGCAGCACAGTAAACAACACCTCGGGTGTTCCCGAGTTAATCTGTCTTGCGGATGGGACTAACTGCACGACGAGTTCAGTTGTTCCATCCCCGCAATTCCAATTGCCCTACTACTCTGCGGGCGGGTCAGGAAGCGCGTTGACAGGAGATTCCCAAATCACCACAGATGGAGCGGGAACTCTTTCTGCATACCACATGCAACTCAGCGACACAGTGAACAATGCAGCGGACGAATATTTCACAGGCAGCGGTGGGGATTCAACCTGTGTCGTCACTACGACAACAGGAACATTCAATAACTGCATCAAGGGTGGCGTGCCAGTCGTCTCTGTGGCTTCGGTGAACTCAGGCGCGTTCTCGCCTTATCTTACTGCCGCGAATGTGATTGCTGGGGCGAATATCACGCTCACGCCTTCCTCGACGGGTCTGACAATCGCAGCTACGGGCGGCGGTAGCGGTTCGGGCACGGTCAACTCAGGAACTGCCTTCTCTCCAACTTATTATCCTGCGACCGGAACGGCCGTCTCTGGAACTACGCCATTTACCGGGTTCGGCTATTTCAGCACTTCAGCAGCCCCGACAGCAGCTACGGCCACACAAGCTGCAACGCTCATCTCCGGCCTTACTGGTTGCACCACTGCTGGATACGTCTTCACGCCGCAGGGGAACGATTGCGTAGCGAATTCGGCTACTGTGGCTGGATTCACCTTCACGCCGAACACGACTGGCTTCTCAATTGCCGCGGGGACGACCTCAAAGACACTCACGATAAACAATACGATGACGCTGGCCGGAACAGACAGCCTTACCTACACCTTCCCAACTACTTCAGGAAGCCTATGTGTTATCTCGGGAAGCTGTTCTATCACTGGAGGGTGGTCTTTCGCCGGGAATTCATTGAAGGTCAACAGCGTTCCTATTTATGCGCAGGAGAGCAATGTACCTGCTTGCACCGGTGCTGAAACCGTAACGGCAGGATTCTCCATGTGGAGCTGCCAGATTACCGGCAATGTGACGGGAACAACTCTGGCCGCGCCTGGAACCGGAGCGGGGATGACAGTAACTCTCGTCTATTCGCAGACCGGATCAAACACATTCACTGCAGTTCTTCCAAGCAACATCATCTCGCCTAGCAGCCTCGCATCCAGCACGATCACTGTTACCGCTGGCAAGAGAAGTATCTACACGCTAGAGTACACCGCGAATACCAGCAATGGCGGGCCTGGCTGGATTCAGCTTTCCAGCGAGATCAACCAATGAAGAGACTACTTCTTCTCCTCTTGCTTTTACCGCTGCGCATGTTTGGCGCAACCTATACCGTCACGGCTACGCATTTAACCATGCATGCCGGTGATCAGGTGCCACCGCTGATCTTCACCGTTTCCACGTATAGCGGAACCTACGCCAGCGTGTTCAACGGCCAGCCTACGCTAAGCACCACGGCAACGTCTTCCTCGGTAGCCGGGACCTACCCAATCACAGTCACAGCGGGTTCGATGAGCCCGGTGAGCGGAGGGGACTCTCTGACCTTCGTTGCGGGCTCAATGGTGGTTCTGGCTCCGGATGGAACTGGCGCGAACATAACGACCTCAACCTACCCGTCCGGATTTACTACTGGCCCAGCCTTCCCTGCATTCAATGTCACTTCTAACGCAATCGCGAATCTGGTAGGCGATGGGACGACAGATAACGCCGTGAATATGCTTCGGCTACTGGATTTCGGACGCGGCACTCCTTTCGAGACGGTTACGGTGACAGGCGGGACAACCGTAACAACCTCTGGAGCATGGCCCTTTACAGGAATCGCTAATGGCTCCATCGTGGCTCTCGGCGGAATTCCGAACACGATTGCTTCAGTGACGAGTGCCACGGTCCTTACGCTGGGTACTTCCGTCACCAACGGCACCTACACCATGTTTCTTCCGTGGTGGAAGGTAAGCCTATCGGGTAATGTCGTGACCTTGGTGAGTGGAGTTCCATTCACTTCGATACCGTCAAGCTATTTATATACAAGCTCGGGTTCACCGGGAGCCGGGTTTATCGTCGCGGGCGTGGCCACTTACATCACAGTCACCGATGCCTCTCATCTGGCTCTGGTGAATCCCGCGCCGCAGTTGAATGGAGCGACACTGACGGGCGTGGACGGCTTCCTTGGAGCCTCCGGATCAGCCAACTACGGACCACAGGAAGTCTCGATGTACTGGCCTGCTGGAGTCTATGCGACAAGTCAAAACGTGAGGATGCCGGGTGCTTTCTGGGCCATGTGGGGTACGAATCCGCAGACCTCCTACATCAAGCTTCTTCCTAACTCGATCATTGGGAATGTAACGCAAGTCCTTCCGCAGACGAACGAATTCTGGGAACCAAGTAGCGAAGGCGGTAACGACAACTTCCACGAGTTCTTCAACAGTCTTGGCATTGATGTTGGCGTGGGTAATCCGCTGGCCATTCCCTACACCACCGTTCAAAACAACATCGGTTCGGTAAGGAACGCCGTCTTCTGGGCAGAAGATTCGCGGTGTCAATTCGGGGTGGACTGGCAGAGAGCTTATCCCGGCCCAATGCTGTTTAAGAATGTTTCCGTCTATGGCTGCGTGAATGCGATCAGTTCTGTGATGGGCGAATACAACCTCGTCTGGGAGAGTGGCACAGAAGAGGGCCAGACCGGGACAGTAGTCAACGATGCGCAGTACATGAAGATCCAGTGGCGTCACATGCTCAGTGACAACGCAGGACAGTTTCTTCACTGCTACGGATCGGGCGAGTGCAGCGCGGTTCTCTTAGACTCGACCTTGCTGAATGGCAATGGCAGCACGGCAGCAATCCTCACTGCGACCAACAGCACCATCTACGCTAAGAACGTCACGGTGACAGGCTACAGCCCCTCGATCTCGGATGGCTATACGGGAACCGTCGTCAACACTTCGGGGAACATCGCCCAATACTGGAGTGGAACAGCTCATAGCCTCTTCAACTCCGGCAGCACCCCTGATTCGCTTCATCTTACCGTTCAGGAGACGCCTGCGATTCCATCCATTGTTGGAGGAACGCAACTCAGTGCTGTCGCAACCAACTGGCCATCGCAGATCGCATCCTGTACGGGGGCGGCTTACGCAGCCCCTGGCCAGTATGTTTTGTCTTCAGGAACAGTTGTGAATATTACCGTTCCAGACACCTGCAATGTCTTGCAGTTCTATCAGAGCGGCAGAAGCTCTGTGTCCTACACGATCAACATTACCGTTGCGGGATCATCCTCAACTCCCTTGACCATCACTGGTTGCATTTATGAATCCTGCAACCTCATTCACAGTGGATCACGGACAGTGTCTCTCGTTGATGAAGGGGTAAACATATACACGTCTTCTCCAGGGACTGGTAATCTCTTCATCGAAGACGGTGGATTTGGCTATCCATCTATTACGACACCAGTCTTTCAAGCAGGACAAAGTGTCTGGGCACGACAACTCAACAACGAACAGAATGGTGCTAACAAGTTTGATTGCATCGGCTGCACACTATGGATTTTGGGCTACAAGACCGAGCAGCAGCACACTTATAGCGTTGTTCTTACCAGCCAAGCGAAGGCTGAAATCTTCGGCTATTGGTACTACTTCAACCAGACGCCGACAAGCCCGATCTCTGCCCCAATGACCATTACCGATTCAAGCCTGTTTGCCGTTGGTTGGTCGAAAGTAGACTCTTCGGCAAACGGGCTTCCAGACTTCATCACCGAGACGCAGTCGGGAACGACGCTAAACCTGACGAATCCGACCTCGGGATCTTCAAGCCAGTTGCCCATGTACTACTCCTTCGGCGCGTCCGCCACGAATCCCTTTGGCCGAAAGTTGTCGGGCCACCACAAACGACTCTGAGGTAACCCCAATGAAATTTATTATCATGCTGCTTCTCGCAGCCTCGCCGCTCTATGCCCAATGGACGAAGGTAGCTACTACCGGACAGGCGATTACTTCCATCCCCATCGGAACCATCGTTCGCTATGGCACGGGAACTACATGGGTGATGAAGGACTACACCTCGACCAAGAGTTTCATTGTCGGGCCCGGAGAATATCCCGGCTTGGCCATTCCAGCGGCGCCCTACGAGCTTGATGTATGGCAGACACCGCTGGTGCAGACGATCACTGTTGCGGGCATTCCTGTGACTGTGCCCGTGGCAGCGACCGCACCAGTAAACCCCGGCGTCCCAATCGGCACCGTCAACTGTGTGCTTGAGATCAATTCAGCGAACGCCTTGAGCGTTGGAAGTTGCACGGTGTCGCAATGAAGAAGCTACTCTTTGCACTCCTCCTATTAGTTCCTTCGCTGCATGCCGCCACATGGTATATCCGTCCCGACGGTGGGACCAACACGCAATGTACAGGAAAAACGAATGCGGCTTACCCGGGCACTGGGTCAGCCCAGGCCTGCGCCTTCAACCATCCTTTCCAGATGCTCAGTTATTCGGGCGCATGGACAGCCCTTGCAGGTGGCGACACGATTCAATTCGTGAACACCTCAGGAACTTCTGACACCTACTTCCTGGGCGAGCAGAACAGCGGTGTGGGAACCGACTGGCACACGCAACTTGGCGGAATTTGCCCCGCTGCCAACTCGGGTTACCCCGGGGGAGCCTCCTGTATTCTTCCCGCGCTGCCTTCAGGAACCTCCGGAAACCCGACGCAGGTCATTGGCCAGAACGCGGGCTCGTGTCATGACGCAACGCACCAGCATCTCGTCAATCCGACCATCCTCTCCGGCATTGGCGGCGCATTCTCTGTGATGGACACCAGGGCGACGAATTACGTAACGATCAGTTGTATCGCGATCACTCAGCCTGATACCTGCACCAACTCCACAGGGGGTAGCGGCCAGTGCAGTTCAACCAATAACTACGTAAAAGTTGGTGGGTTGATTCAAGCATATAGCGGATCTGCAGGAGCTACCAACCTAACCTTGACCGACTTCGGAGTCTTCGGTATTTCCGGGGATGGTATCGAAGGATCAACCGATAACTCTCTCTCTTCCAGTGGTGTTAAGACATTCAACGATGTTCACCTGGCTGGGAATGGTGGGGATGGGTACAACTCCGATTCGGGCGGCTGCGACACGTCATGCGAAGGGCAAGGCACCTTCAACGTGCACTACTCAACCTTCGACTGGTCGGGATGTGTTGCCGTGAAACCTTATAACTTCAACGCATCCTCTTCAGCGAACACCTACAACTACTGCCACGACGATGACTCGGGTGGCGATGGAGACAACTTCGTCCTAATAGCCACCGGCAACGAGACGGTCAATGTTGACCACTCCTTTTTCAGGTGGGGCGCACAGGATGGCTTCGACTCACTCCATCTGGGGGATGACTTATCTACGAATCCAAACGTCACCGTGACGGATTCATGGGCTGAAGGGAACATGGGGCAGACCTTCAAGGAAGGAGCCGGAGCGACGAACACCGCGATCAATAACGTCTCCATCAGCAACTGCCGCGTGATGGCAACAGCCTCCAATTTCCCCTCGAATCCCACTGGATGGAACGCGGAACTAAGCGACTTCTGCCGCGCATCTGGAGGAGCGTGGGTGTTTGCGATGAAGGCTGGGACGGTGGTAACGGTACTCAACAACACCTCTATCGGCTACTCGACCACGATGTGGAACTGGGGCTGCTCTGAGAGTTCGCCCTCTACCTGCGTCTCAACCGGCGGCGCTTATGCCATCTTCAAAAACAACATGAGCTACAACTATCCTGACCCGGGCAATGCTGGCGTCTACTCCTCGGACTTGTTCTTTGGCAACGGCAATCCCTTTACGAATCCAGGTGGTTCAGCCAGCAATAACGGTTACTACCTGAATAAACAGGGATGCCCGGACAGCCAGTATCCGAGTGAGACTGGGACGGTCTGCACCAATCCTCTGATCACCAGCACTGCCATCAACGCCATCAACCCGAACCTTCAATCAGGCTCACCGATGATCGGAGCGGGAGTAGCGATCTCTGGAGTTACGAACGACTATAACGGCAACTCACGGCCTTCCAGTCCTTCTATAGGTGCATTTGAACTGGTCGGCGGCACACCCACTGTTGCAACACCAACATCCACCCCACCAGCAGGATCATTTACGGGATCGGTGAGCGTAACTCTTGCGACGACTACACCAGGCGCGACCATTTGTTACACAACTGATGGAACGACGCCAACAGCAACCACGGCCGGAACCTGCAGCCATGGAACACCGTACTCTTCAGCGATAAGCCTCTCCTCCACGACCACCCTCAACGCGATCGGAACACTATCGGGCGACACAAATTCTTCGCTATTCACCGGCACCTTTACTGTGATTCCCCTCGTTGCCACTCCGTCGTGCACCCCAACCGCCGGAACCTATACCTCTGCGCAAACTGTTACGTGTTCCAGCACGACATCAGGCTCTACAACTTACTGCACTATCAATGGCGCGGCACCGACTACAAGCAGCCCTGTCTGCACCTCGATAGCTATTGCATCCACGGTGACCTTGAAGGCAATCTCTGCGGCCTCTGGCGCCACCAATAGCGCGATTATCTCTCAGCCCTACACCATCAATCCGACACGTCAGTACGGCCTGAAGATGGTCTTCTACCAAACACAATAAGGAGTAATCATGACTTTTCTAGAAGCCATCGGCAGGATGGAAGGCGTCAATGCGTCTGGCAGCAGGCCACAGCGGAATAATAATCCGGGAGATATCGAATATGGGAAGTTCGCGGCGGCGCACGGTGCGACTGGTAGTGATGGGCGTTTTGCTATTTTTCCCACACTTGCTGCGGGCTATTCTGCTATGCGCGCTCTGTTCGAAGCTCCGTCATATAAGGGCCTCACGGTTGCCGCGGCCCTGAATCGTTGGGCACCCCCTGTTGAGAACAACACAAATCACTACATATCTTCAGTTTGTGGCTGGGTAGGCTGCAAGCCAACCGACATCATCGACAACCTAGTCCAGGAGTAGCATGGTCCTCTTCATTATCAAACGGTTCTACAGCTATAACGGCTATGAGCAGATCAGCAACGGCCTCAGAACCTCTGCCACGTTCGTTGTTGACATGCTGAAGATGGAAGGGCATCGGGCCAAGCTAGTAGAAGCAATAGACGGTAATTGTATTGATAGGTTAGTTACGGAGTTTAGGCCGCGCATCTGCATCCTTGAAGCGCTATGGGTAACGCCTTTGAAGCTGAAAGAGCTGCGCCGACTGCATCCCTCGGTGGAGTTCGTTGTCCGCATCCATTCTGAGATGCCCTTCCTTGCGAACGAAGGCATCAGCATGGAGTGGCTATCCGAGTATCTAAAAAGTGGCGTTAAAGTTGCGTTTAACTCTCGTCAGGCTAAACAAGACTTTGAGGCGATCGGTGAAAGCCTCTATCTCCCCAATTCCTACCCGCTGCGGAAGATGCGCTATGAGCACAAGCGCGGCAATAGCCTGCATGTCGGGTGCTTTGGTGCAGTCAGGCCGCTGAAGAATCAGCTCGAGCAGGCGCTTGGCGCAATCCTCTACGCACGTTCGACCGGCAAGACTCTCCACTTCCACATGAACGGCACCCGCAAAGAGCAGGGCGGCGACAACAACCTCAAGTCAATCAAGGCCGCAGTCGAGGCCACAGGAAACAAACTCATCCTGCATGGATGGCTGGACCACGAGGCCTTCCTTGAAGTCATCAAGGAGATGGATTTCTGCCTACAGGTAAGCCTGTCAGAGAGCTTCAACATCGTTGCGGCTGATGCCGTGAGCCTCGGCGTGCCCCTGATTGGCTCTGCGGCAATACGATGGCTTCCAAAGCGTTCGCGTGCAGTCACTGACTCCGCACAAGCGATTGCCCAAAAGATGCACCTTGCCGACCACACGACGGCTTTGATGAACCACGAAGCCTTGGAGTCTTACGTTGAAAACTCCATTGAAGTCTGGAACAGTTTCGCCACCCTGTAGCACTAGGAGATCCCCCTTTGTTCTCACCCCCCCTGACCCTGGAACAGATTCAGCAAGTAGAAGCATTTCTTGAAATAGGGATGCCGCACGAAAAGATCGCTGCAAAAGTTGGGTGCGGATCTACGACGGTAGGTAGGATTGCTCGAGGAACTTTCATGGGTAAGCCTAAGACGGCTTCAGAGTTCATGGAGCCTGCTGCTGAACCACTTACCCACCAGGATATCCGCAAGTTGCTCAAGAAAGGACCGCTGAGCGAGGAAGAGCTTGCCGACGCCCTTGACTGCGCCCCTAAGCGCGTCAAGGCCACCATCCTAGAGATGAAGGCCAAAGGCGTAATGCTGCTCGAGCTGAACGGCAAGTACGACCTGAAAGACAGCATCCATATCGAGCCGGGCCAATCCGTCATTAAGTCAACCAACGGAACGCGACGATTCGGAGTTACCGGAGACAACCATCTCTGCAATAAACACTCCCGGCTCGATGTCCTCAACGCGGCCTATGACCACTTCGAGCGCGAGGGCATCACTGAAGTCTTCAATACGGGAAACTGGATCGACGGCGAGGCGAGGTTCAACAAGACAGAATTGGTTACGGCGCCGGGCCTCGATTCGCAGATCAACTACATGATCGACAAGTTCCCGCAGCGCAAAGGAATCACAACCCACTACATCGCAGGAGATGACCATGAAGGTTGGTACCAGCAACGGGAAGGTATTGAAGTCGGAAAGTACCTCCAGATGCAGGCGGAAGCTCAAGGCAGAAATGATCTTAAGTATCTTGGCTATGGAGAATGCGATGTCAAACTCGAGCATGGATCGGGTTCAGCGTGTATGCGTGTGGTGCATCCTGGTGGCGGCTCGAGTTATGCGATTTCATACACAGACCAGAAGCGCGTAGAGAGCTACCAGGGAGGCGAGAAGCCGCAAGTAGAGCTTGCTGGCCACTACCACAAGTTCAATTACGGCTATCCCCGCGAAGTACACACCGTTCAAACAGGCTGCACCTGTGACCAGACGATGTTTATGCGCAAGAAGAAACTACAGGCGCACGTGGGCTTCCTTGTAATCAATATCAATCAGGCCGATAACGGCACTATCACGCGGTTTAGCCCTGAATGGTTCCCCTTCTACGATCTCGCCTATTACCAAAAACGGTTCGCATGAATGCGGACGATCGACGCCTGCGACGCTGGTACACCCACTTCAACCGCAAGGGCTGGAATGGAAGACTCCCAGGACTTGATGAAGTAGACGTCTATTTCGGTGCCTGCGAAGAGGACCACGGACTCTACGGATTCTGCGAAGACTATGAAGACGAAAAGGTCGAAGGCCTGGAGATCTGCATTGACCACAGATGGGTGCACGACGACCGCATAGCAAAGTTCTGGCTCATTCATGAAATGGGGCATATAGCAGTCAAGCCCTACAACGGACACGGCCCAATCTTCGATAACGAACTGAAGAGGATTGCAGCTCTCGGAATCTACAAAGGAATCTGGTGATGGTTTTGGAAGAGCTGGATATTTGGGGCAAGCCTGTAACGCAAACCCATGCGTTCAAGTGGGCCTTGGACACACTAAAGGCTGGCGGAAAAGTCAGGCGGAAGGGATGGACGGACGGTTGCTATATCCGAGTGAACGAACACAACATCCTCGTTTTTGCCCACAGTGGAGGCTTGTCTCCTCTCCGCAGGCAGATGGAAACGGTACACCTTTGCGACTGGTTAGATCTTTCTGCAAGAGACTGGATGACCCTATGACCGCTATCGAGATCGCCTGCAGGCAGTGCGCCTCTCAGCCCTACGAGGTTTGCATTTTGGAAACTGGAAAGCCGGCGCCCTTCACTCATGCCCAGAGAATCGAGGATGCAGCGGCGATGAGTTCCCCGACTACGAATGATCCCAAGGTAGTGAAAGAGGGGATTGACGCCGCAGCGGACGAATTGATTTAGGTATCAAAACGAAAAAGTCTGTCTTTCGAGCGCTTCATCAGCACATTCTGAATTGCAAAAACGCTTCCCCTGCTGCACCCTCTTAAAACAATACTCACAGCGGGGACACAAGAAGAAATCTCGCCAAATTCGATAGAACTTGATAATCACTTACCGCCCCCTGCCTTTGGTTGGGGGCTTTACTTCGTTAAGGTGGATTCCCATCTTCTCCCCCTTTTCCAGCATTGCACCACGTAACACTGCCGACACCGCTTGCCCGGTCCTCCGCGCGATCTCTTCCAGAACATCATTCTCTGCGACGTTCACGCGCACCGGGATTATCTTGTCCCTCGCCTTAGCCATGTTGTTGATTATCAACGCTTACGGAGACAATGGCATATTTAATTACTATTGTATTATTAAAGTATGCCAAAGGTACTACGTTTGTGCTACGGTGCTATTGAGTAAGGAGGAGTACTTTTTGACCATGTGAAAATCAAGTAATTCGTACCTATTTCGTATAGCAATATGACCACATTATGTATACGGTATTGATATCAAGGCCACTTGTCTCCAGCAAGGACCAATATCGATGACCACTGCTGAACTACTCCCAGACCCTGAGTTGCGAGGGGAAACCAATGCGGTTTCTATTCCACAACTCCAGCACACGTTTGGCCACATAAATTGCCCAGCGTGTATATCTTCAAGAATCGATGTCATGGGCCACGATCCAGATTCACTGTCACACCTGCTATTTCCTACTGCCGCGGTTATATGGTTAGAGACGTGCAAGCCCTTTCTGAAAGAAACCACATTCCTCCAGAAGGCGCAGTGCGTCAAGCAATTGGGGCGTTTTTACTCTGAGCTAACCCCCGCAGAGATCCACATAGGGCATCTACGCAGATACCAACGGGAGCGGACAACCAACGAGACGGGATTGTGGAGTGGTCCCGTTCAGGCTTCTATCATCAATCATGAAGGCTCCGTAATGCAGCAGATCCTAAAGCGCTGCGGCAGATGGGGAGACTTTCGTGAACACTACAGACCATTGCCGTTGCCACCATCCCAAAAGCCCAAGGTAATGTCCCAGAAAGAGGAGTACCGCCTCTTCAAAGTGGCTGAAACCAATGCTGATTTTGAGCTTGCTTATCTAGTGGCGAGTCTTTCAGTCAACACTACGGCCTGCGGATCGGAGCTGAGGCACCTGCGGTTAGAGCATGTATCGCTAGATTCTGGCCGCTTCACCGTGAACCCCGAACAGACTAAAAACCAGTATCGGGCGCGGACGATTCCGCTGAATACTACAGCTCTGGATGCAATGCAGCGCTGCTTCAAACGTGCAAAGACTCTTGGCTCCTTTATGCCCGAACACTACATCTTCCCAAAGCGCCTTACCCGTAACCGATGGGACCCCTACCAGCCTGCTTCTACCTCATGGCTGCGGTGCTCATTCAATGCCCTGCGGGACGCTGCAGACCTGCCCTGGCTCACTCCGCACTGTCTTAGGCACCAATCCATCACGAAGATGCTGGAGAACGGCACTGCGCCCGAAGTAGTGAAGGCAATCTCTGGCCACGTCTCCGACCAGATGATGCGGCACTACTGCAGTACTCGATTCTCTGCTTCCCTTGACGCATTGAATAAAATAGACTCGTTCAGAAGGCGGGCGTAGCTCAGTCGGATAGAGCATCTGCCTTCTAAGCAGAGGGTCGCAGGTTCGATTCCTGCCGCTCGCACCACCTTAGACTCCCAGAAATGGGAGTCTTTTCTTTTTGGTTGCCCCGAAATAAAATATTTTTAGGAAATCATCCGATTTCGCTTGACGCGTTTCGGCTTATGGCTCATATTTGTTCTGTACTTATTTCAGCGGTCACCCCCGAAGCAAAGTATCGGAATACAGATTAGATCATCAGCCTGTATTTATAGAGCACGAGCCTTCTAATCTCATGGCTCATTGTTCCGAATAAGCCGATAGTTGAGCCGATGGTTTGACCCCCAACTATGGGGTTACATCGATGTTCGGACACTACCTGAAGTATCCAGCCGCTGGCAGCATTCAGCATAGCAACATCCCACCGACAACTAGAGGGCTATATGACCGGAACTGTGGATCGAATCCGCGGGAAGGGGGCTTTTTGCTTTCTGAAGACTCCTTCCCAAATTCAATATTTTGCCCACAAGAAGAGCTTCAGGGAACCCGAAGCAATGACACCTGGGCAGAGGGTGACTTTCGAGCCGATCGAGACGCCACAGGGCTGGGCGGCAATGAATGTGACCAAAGCAGCGACCTAGAAACCGATCCGCGTCCCACATTCGGATGGCGCGTGCACACTGCGATCATCGGAGCCCTCATTGTAGCTACAGCCGCCTGGTACGCCCTGGGCTACCTTACTGTGCGGGTATTTCACTTCATCGTGGCGGTGACGCGATGACCCACCTGATAGCCAGCTCAAAGGAGCTTCACTCCCTGTATATGGGCATGGAGTACGCCTTCGACTTCATGTGCGACGACATCCTTCGCAGAAACGCAAATAGTGCTGCGGTTCAGGCTGTTGTATTAGCGCAATGCGCCTTTCGTGCTCACCCAGAACTTCGGGAGGTCGCATGACGCAGCATATTCAGGAGACATGCCGAGGCCTTCGGGTAACAGTAGACCCCAAAATGCCAACCGAGCTTGAACTGGAAGTCATTGTGAAGCTGGTTGACTCGTTGATTGATGAGCGCATCCCGCATGAGGGCGCAACGATATCAGACTTCACCGCCCATCTGATGAGTGCAAGAAGTCACCTGCTACGCGCCATGCGGGAGGTTGCATGAATAACCTTCCTCCCGGCTGCACAGATGACGACTACGACCCAATAGAGCCAACTTGGGGACAACCAGACAACGAAGACGATTCCGATGGAGGCCTGTATGACGACGAATAAGCAAGAATCTCATCTCTCCGCACTCCTTGGATTCTCTCTGGCTTGGGCGGTGGCCCTCCTTACTGTGGCCATACTGGTGATCGCATGAGCCTATATACGCAAGCACCTTGGAGATCTGTTTACCGTCCCGGCAGCAGGCAGCGGTGCGCTGCAGTAGAGAGCGCTTCCGAGGGCGTCTACATATTCCTAAACGTTGCGAAGCATGACGATATGGCGGCAACAATTCAGCGCTGGAAGTACGATGCGGAACTAATAGCCGCAGCCCCTGAACTCCTAGAAGCACTCAAGGAAATACTTTCTCTGGCTAAAGAGTGGGGAAAGAATCCCGAATATTACACGCAAGCAGAAAGAAATCTCATTGGGTTCGCTGACGCTGCAATTGCAAAGGCGGAAGGCAAATGAGCACACTTACGAAGCAACTGGAAGGATCGGTAGCCCTCGAGCGCGTGAAGTCGGGCGAGTTGGAAGCGCCCACCCCGAACGCGATGCAGCTCATCCAGTCTGCCATCGCGCAGGGTTCATCAATCGACACTATTGAACGGCTGGCGGCGTTGCAGCGCGAGATGGTTGAGTACCAAGCAAAGGTCGAGTTCAACGAAGCCATGCAGCGCGTGCAACACAAGATGCGCCGGATATCTGCGGATGCGCACAACCCTCAAACCAAGAGCCGCTATGCCAGTTATGCCAAGTTGGACAGTGTGCTACGCCCGATATACGCAGAAGAGGGTTTCTCGCTGTCGTTCAATACTGGCGATTCCCCTGTGGCTGAATGCGTACGGGTTCTCTGCGATGTTTCACGCGGTGGCTACACAAAGCACTATCAGATCGACATGCCAGCGGATGGCAAGGGCGCTAAGGGTGGCGACGTCATGACCAAGACGCACGCCACTGGTGCAGCAACCCAGTACGGCATGCGCTACCTGGTGAAGATGATATTCAACGTTGCAGTGGGTGAAGACGACAACGACGGCAACGGTGCTGAATCGGTCACCCCTGCCGGGCAGATGGACACGGATGAGTTTGATTACCATCTTCAGCGGATTGAGACAGCGAAGGAGATAACCAACCTTTTCACGATCTTCAAGGCGGCCTACGTTGCAGCGCAAAAGATCAATGACCAGAGCGCATCCAGGCAGTTTGGCGAGGCCAAAGAGAAGCGCAAGAAGGAGCTGGCATGAGAGTAATTCACTGTGAGCAAAACACGGCGGAATGGCTGGAGATTCGCCGGGGGAAGATAACCGCATCCCGCATCTGCGATGTGATGGCCGTACTAACCAGGAAGAGCAAGAATGGTGCACCAGGTGAGGCCGCCGCTGGACGTATCACTTACCGCCGTGAGCTTGTCGCAGAACGCACCACTGGCAGAGTCCCAGACCACTTCGTTAGCCCTGCAATGGCTTGGGGCCACGAGTACGAAGGTCGAGCGCGTGACGCCTATGAGATTGCTGCTGGCGTGATGGTAGAGAAGGTTGGATTCATACTTCACCCATTTCTAGACTGTGCCGGCGCATCGCCCGATTCTCTCGTTGGCAAGGATGGAGGGCTGGAGATCAAATGCCCCCTATCTACCACGCATATCAAGTGGATGGAAGACGATGTTGTACCCGAAGAGCACCGCGACCAGATGTACATGAACATGCTTTGCGGTGAACGCGCCTGGTGGGACTTTATGAGTTTCGATCCCCGCCAGATCGAACGAAAGATATTCATCAAGCGCCTAGAGCGTGACGACCAGCGCATTGCGGAGATAGAGGAGCAGGTTGCTTCTCTGGACTCAGAAGTGGCCGCAGTTATCGAAAGACTCGGACTCCGCGTATACAACCCGCCTGCACGAGTGGTAGACACTCGTTCCGCAGAGGAGCAGTGCGAGGCCCTTGCTGACCTAATGGAGATTGTTCCCTAACCGATTTGCAAAGGAGAAGTGACATGGTTTTAGATCTGGAAAAACTTGAACTCAAGAAGGGCTCACACGAGCAGAACGAAACTCAGATGTGCGTGATGGAAGCTGTTTCATTCATCGCTGGCGAGCCTTGGTCAGATTCACCACGGTGCGCCTCGCCCGTAATCGCGGCATTCCTCCGCACATACAACGATTCGGTAAACGATGAAGTTCGTCAGTCATTGAAGCAGTACATTCCCCGCCTTATCGGAACGCGTGGAAGTGATGCGCTAGAAGAGCGTAGGTCGCTGATTGCTGCTGATTGGCTGGTTCGTACTCATACCCCAGCTTGGCTTCGTCTTGCAGGATTGAAGGTCCAGGCTGAGGCGCTGGAGTCTCTGCCGGAGATTGCTTCTATGAAGCAGGTTCCTTCAATCAAGGGTCCAATTAAGGCCGCGCGAGAAGCAGCGGCCGCTGCTGGGGCCGCTGCTTGGGCCGCTGCTTGGGCCGCTCCTTGGGCCGCTGCTGGGGACGCTGCTTGGGCCGCTGCTTGGGCCGCTCATGGGGCCGCTGCTTGGGCCGCTGCTTGGGCCGCTACTGGGGACGCTGCTTGGGCCGCTGCTTGGGCCGCTGCTGGGGCCGCTACTGGGGACGCTGCTAGGGCCGCTGCTGGGGCAAAACTCAAGCCCACCGTTGATGCACTGCAAGCGACTATTCCAGCCCTTATTGAACGCATGTTGTCCGCAGAGGAGTAGACCTTGCTTGCCTGCTACAAGAAGCGCCGTAAGCCTGCACCACCTGTAACGATTTACCGCGATGGACGTGAAGTCTGTGCACCAACTAAGGCCGGCCAAAAAGAATATCACCGCCGCAGAGAGGCGATGGAGCTTAGGCAGAGATTCAAATGTGCTATTTGCAACGGGGTTTTTCTGGTAATGCAGTTCGACCACGAAGCTGGGAGGGGAAGCAATGCTAAACACCGTGACGATAGATTGCTGCATGAAGACGGAACTTGGCGTAACGCGGCGCTGTGCCCAACTTGCAATACCTTCAAGGCCAGCAAGCGATTTGCTTGGATCAACGGAGAATACCAACCTATTTTTTTGTCGCAAAACAGAAGTGATCAATTAAGCACACATTTCGAGGGAACCTGATGATTGCAGCCATAAGACGCTTCTTTGACGACATCCACCGCATAAGCATCGCCCTAGATTCCTTGCAGAGGGTAGTAGCAGCTAACCGTCCGCAGGACGTAACTGTTCACCCAAGTGCAGAACTAATCGATTTGCTGTCTAACTGGCGGCGCAGGCAGGCGAAGAAGGTAAGCACCTAGTGGGTTACATAGACAACACCCGCAAGACAGGAAAGCCCAGGCCCTCCCCGCCCTCAGCTCTGAATAACAAACCGATTGCAACCGTAGTAGTAGTGAACAAGCCCAAGGGGTAGAAATTGAAGCGAACGGCGATGCAGCACACGAAACTGAAGAGATTGGTTAGGGCCTTGAAGGTTCCACAGTACGCCGCTGTGGGCATTCTTGAATCACTTTGGCACCTCACCGCACGAGAGGCCCCTGAAGGCAACATAGGCAAGCTATCGAACGAAGACATAGCGGCCTGGATTGATTGGGAGTGCGATTCAGACGACTTGATTGCAGCATTGGTAACTGCAGGATGGATAGACCACGACACAGATAACAGGCTGGTTATTCATGACTGGCACGAGCATGCAGATGACGCTACAAAACTCGCCATGAAGAGAAAAGCTGCTACAAGGTCGGAATGTGTGGGACAAGTTCCGACAGAAAACAACAAAACACCACTGCCAGAGCCTTTGCCAGAGCCAGTGCCAGAGAAGAAACAAGCAACTACTTCCACCATCGCTCCGCTCGGTGCGGTCGCAACCGTTCATCCGGATTTGGAGATTTACAACGCCTACCCCCGCAAAGAAGGAAAGGGAGCGGCGATGACGGAGATCAACAGGGCCGTTGCAAGGCTGGCGAAGGGTGAGGCACCACATGCCGCCATGACTAAGTTGGAGGCGCAGAGATACCTCATGCGAAGAGTTCTCGAGTATGCGCGGAGTCCGGTTGGGAGCCAATCGGACAAGACTAAGATCCCGCACCCTGCAACATGGTTTCACCAGAAGCGTTACGACGACGATCAAGCAAATTGGCACCGAACGGAGATGACAAGTGGAAGACAGCATAGCAAAACAGGCGGAAACCTCGATGCAGGTGCGCAGGCCATCGCTTATTTTGAACAAGCAGAAAGAAATAGTGAACCTATTGCTGAAGTGCAGCATGAGGAAGGGATCGGCGGTGACAGCGGAGACCTTCGCCATCTACGCACAGGATCTATCGACCTACGAGCTGGGTGACATCGAGGCAGTCCTTGATGAAATAGGCAAGGAAGCCCCGCAAGACTTCAAGCAGCTCTGGCCTGCAGTAGGCACGATCATCCAGGCCATTGAGATCAAGATCCGCGCACGTAAGGCGGCTTCAAATGATCCCGGCAGGCGGTGGCTGGAATACCTCGAAAAGTTCAAGGCTGAGGGTGGTCAAGTTACAGATGTGGGGCAACTGCTCTGTGAAGTTATTGCAAAGGTGGGAGTGGAGTAATGGCGTGGACTGAGCAAGATTTGGCTAACCAGCGCAGGCGACGGGAAAGGCGAAGGCTGAAGGGTTTATGTGAGCAATGTGGAAGGCAACCCTCAAGGGAAGGCAAGACGCAATGCTCGATATGTGTTTCTAAGAATGGAGGGCCCTTGATTAGTCGGTACAAAATATTCAAGAAGCGTGGGCCGAAGCGTAAACCTACGACACCAGAAGATTTGATGGAAATAGCAGATCGTCTTTATCGCCTTAGAAGGATGGTTGCATGAGCTACACAATGGGTTCTCTCTTTGCGGGGATAGGCGGCTTTGATTTGGGCTTCACGAGGGCGGGTTTCGACGTTACTTGGGAAGTAGAAATAGACCCTTATTGCCAGAAAGTGTTGGCAAAGAACTTTCCGGAGGCAGAACGTTTTGGAGACATCAGAGAGTGCGGCAGTCACAACCTCAAGCCCGTTGACGTTATCTGCGGAGGATTCCCCTGTCAGGACATCAGCAACGCCGGCCGAAAAGCTGGAATCGATGGTAAGCGCTCCGGACTATGGGCAGAAATGCTTCGAATCGTTTGCGAGTTACGACCCAAGCTTGTGCTTATTGAGAACGTCTCAGCTCTCGTTGCATTCGGACTGGAACGAGTGCTTTGTGACCTTGCCGCCAACGGGTTTGATGCGGAGTGGGAGGTTATATCCGCGGCGGCGGTGGGGGCCGGTCACCTCCGGGAGAGGATCTGGATTCTTGCCTACCCCATGTGCGAGGGACAGCAAGGACATATCCCGTGGGAAGGTGTTCTTGAGTCAAATAAATCGCCATTCGCCAAGCATAGCAACGCAGGTTTTGACCACTGGAAGGGACTGGAAGACTTTGCTGCCGGCCTACCTGAAATCGATGGGCTATCCGTTGGACTGGTTCGAAGGTGTGTCCAAGGACTAGGCAATGCAGTAGTTCCTCAGATCCCCGAGATGATAGCAACGCGCATAAAGCAAGCACTGGAGGCCGCATGAGCAAGTACCACGCTAAGCGATCGGGTGCCTTCGCCTCCAAGCGCGAAGCAAATAGAGCTGGCGATCTGGAGCTGCAGCAGAAGCTAGGACTTATATCCGATTTGGAGTACCAGGTGAAATTCGAGTTGGTACCCAAGCAAGACGGTGAGCGTGCAGTGACCTACACGGCGGACTTCCGCTACAAGGAAAACGGCCAGACAGTAGTTGAGGATTCGAAGGGCATGAAGACCCAGCAGTATGTGATTCGCAGGAAATTGATGCTTTACATTCACGGCATAAAAGTGAGGGAAACCTAATGCACACAGACAGAGAATTGCAAATGTTCATCCGCGGAGAGATACGAGAGCAGGGCTGGAAGTCGCCCTGGAGGGTAGATCAGGAAAGGCGCAGAGCGGAAGAAAGAAGCAGTCTAATAACCTACCAGCCAGAGATGACAAGGGTTCCACCAAATAGGCCCTATCTGGTATGCAGGCAATGTCCCGCGAAGATAAGCCGCATGTCGAAATCGGGGTGCTGCCGCAAGTGCGGAGCTAAGAGAGTGGCTAAGAAAAAGTGCATCTTCTGCAATCAAGAACTGCGGAAGGTAAACACAACTGGGCGATGCATGAAGCACAGAGCTATGAAGGAGGCTGCATGACCCTACAATCTATGCCAGAGACAGAAGCTAAGCCCTGGATGAATGACCAGCTCGACCATGCGTGCAGGTCAGAATCTAACCGCCTGCATTACAAAAGGCCGGCACTCTCTGCAATAGAAAATCGCGAACTCGACCAAACCTCAGCTGATTTGGAAACCCTCTACAACAGATCTGGAGCCTATATGGGCAAGGAGACGATGTGACCGAGACAATTCTAAACATCAAGGATTTGGATTCAGGGCGATCCGCAGGCTACGAAGTTGTAACTAACCTGCAATCTATCAAACTGCACATCGACAATCATCAAGATTGCTGCGAGTCGTGGGGATGGTTTTGGTGCAACGACAAGCCCGAGGACTTCATTGGTGCCCAACTAATGGCTGTATCGCTCACCGACGAAGCACTAAACACCAAGATCATCGCAGACCATGAAGCCGATTCCCGCGATGAGGGTGGAATTATGTTCGTCAATTTAGAAACCGATCGCGGCAAGTTACAGTTCGTTGCCTATAACTCCCACAACGGCTATTACGGGCATACGGCGACAGTCGAGTGCACCCAAATGAATCACGAAGAAACGCTTTAGCTCACTACCAATGATGGGAAAGGGGAACGGAAATGGTAATAAAAATAGAATTCAATCTTAGGGATAAAGACAATTGGGACTTCTTCAATGACGTTCTTCTATCAGCAAAGGCCCGAGGGTTTCATTGCAACGGAACCGATGTGCTGCACAAGAAGGCCGAAGATCCACCTGAACCATCCCCTCTATCCACCGAGACAGCCACGAAAGGGAAGTCGTGAGCGACGAAGTAAAGCCTTTTGCACCCGTTGCCGAGACTAGCGTCTCTAGCCCTGAACGCGAGCTGGAATTCCCCCATTCAACCTGTGTTGAGTGTGGCAAGAAGATACCGTCCGGAGATATGCAGAAGTGTGAATTTGGAAGCTACTGCTCATGGCGAGTGCCTAAAGCTGTACGCGACTTCATCTCGTATCGCAGCCGCCTATCTAGGGAAGAGAGTGCCACCCAGCCAACAGAGAGTGCCGCAGCCATAGTGAAAGCTTTGCGCAAGGCGGTGAAGGCGATAGAGGAACTCTACTCGACTGAGCGCGGAGTCTATCAACACAGCGAGGAATGTCGCGCCGTACATGCTTTCCTCAGTGAAGCTAGAAGCGCCCTTGCACCCTACTCGGCTCCCAAGGGAGGCAACTAGTGACCGATCCTATCCCCTCAGTATCCCCAGCCAGCGAACTGTCAGATTTGCAATTGGAAGTTTTGCGGGATCTGGAATCTGCCGTGCGCAACAATCAGGGCCGCAGGATAGCTCCGATTGATTTAGGTGGGCAAGACGGATCTCACCACTCCGCAACGCTGGCTCAGTTATGCAAGAAGGGCTTGGCTACCCGCCGCAAGCATGTGTTCTTCGGCGACTGCAGCTGCAAGGTTGGACCTGAAGCTATGTTCGGTCACCGCTGCCGAGGAAGCTTCTCGTATGGAATTACCGCAGCAGGAATCGAGGCTGTCCATGACTAAACCCCTATCCCCAGCACACCCAAAAAGGAGAAATATATGCAACTGATATATGAGCTTTACGGACTTATCGAAGAGGATGGACCAAACGAGGGAGAGTTTGTTTGCGAACTCTCTAAAGAAGAATGCGAGTCCGCAACCGCTTTGGGCAACAGGACTATAAGCATGCAGGTTTACCAGTATGGGAAGCAGGCATCCCATGAATAAACCAGTTCCAGTATCCCTAGCACAAATAAGTGATGAGACTATAAGTTTCTTGTGCTTGTGCACGCTGTTCGGCGGATTCGTAGTTGGATTCTTCGTAGCCGCACTAATTTTTGGAGGTATTCGATGAAATGCTCAGCGTCAGTGAACGTATCTCACAAGGTTTCTGGACAAGGATTCGGCTACGGCACACAAGAATGCGATCTTGAGGAGGGGCATGCTGGATTCCACCGTTTAGGTCAAGTTAGCTGGGCCGACGCACGCTCCCGACTAGAACCAGTTCCAGCCTCCCCAGCACGGCCCACCGACAGAAATATGTCCAATAAAGACAAAATAAGAAAGTGGATGGCTAATAACGGAGAAGATGAACCGTTTGACGAGCTATTATCGCAGCCCTCCCCAGCACAAATAAGTGATGAGCAAGCCGAGTATCACACTGAATGCCGCTATCCCGATTGCCAGTGCAAGCGCGTGGCTGATCCAAAGGCAGACTTCGGGTTCAAGCTCATATGCGAAGCTCCTCCGCTTCCACCGGGGCGTGATCCAGTCCATCCACTACTAACGGGAGATGTGACGTGCTCTGAATGCAGCCACAACATCCATCAATCTGTAGATGGGACATGGGTGGCTGTTGACGGCTTCTCTTGCGGCACCGCAGATGATGGCAAGCATGTTCCCAAATACCGCGCCGGACAGCCTAAAGGTGGCCATTGGACTAATCCATGCGGTTATTGTGGCTCGCCTGCGGGTAGTCCATGCGTGAATCACGCTGGCACCAAGCCGATAAAGCATGTGCACCTAAAAAGGTTGGAACCAGTTGAAGCGGTAAGCACTGCGCCAAAGGTTACGCACGCATTTGTTGATTCGGGTATAACCGCAGGCAATACTGGAATCCCGTTGTGCGATGAATGTGGAGGAAGCGAACGCCTATATGTGCACAAGCAGAGCACTCCTCTACCGCAACAGGGATGTGAGCACGACTTAGATCCCACGTTCTGCGGATATTGCATAGACGATCGTACTGCATCGCCTAGGGATGGGATAGATCTTATTAAAGAGGAGAGGCTTCGGCAAATCGAGTCTGAACATTGGACGCCCGCACATGACGATAAGCACACCACATTCGAACTCACCCGCGCAGCAGTAAGCTACGCATTCTCAGTGGTCAACATTTACAGCGTGGCCAACTGGTGGCCTTGGGATTGGAGTTGGTACAAACCCTCAGACGATCCTATCCGCAACCTTGTCAAAGCCGGGGCACTAATTGCAGCAGAAATCGACCGTATTCAAAGGAGCCAGAAATGAATCCAAAACCACCCGCTCTACCGCAACAGGAGGAGACAGCCATAAAAAGCAGATTCGAATCCACCTGCCGTCATTGTTCTAAGCCGATCAAATGCAGGGTCATACCCGGCGAGTGGTGGCATATCGACACTAGCAACGCTTTCTGTGTAAATGGAACTTACGGATTCGTGGCTGAACCCATTTCCACTCCTCTACTGGGGCAAGATGAGCCAGCAGTTCCATTAATTCGCTATGACGCGGTGGTCAAAATAGACCCTGAAACTTATGTGGCAGGAGCTGTCTACCATCCCAGCGAAGACGGAGCGGTAGTTTGGTACGCACGATATGAAGAAATATCGGCCGAGCTAACCCAAGCTGTAACCTCCTTAGCTGCCGCAAACCGGAGAATGTCCACTTTATTCAAGGTGATAGAGAGCAGAACGAACGCAATGAATGCCTCAGAGAAGCGAGCCGAACTTGCTGAATCCAAGCTATCTGAAGCGCAACAGACTATAGCGAAGTTGGAATCAGAAAAGGCGGCGAAATGAGCGACAATCCGCACGTTAGATATTTACTATTCGGCTGGCTTGGTGTCATGTACGGAATGGTGATGGGTTACGCGCTGTCGGGTTTAGCTCCTCACACTGGAATCTACATGCTGTTCGGGGCAATGATTGTCGGGCCTCTAGTGACTTCAATTTGCCAAAGCCATTATATAAAGAAACACAAGAAACCGGAGGCACCCATTGACTTATAAGCCCACCCTTTTAGCTCTACTTCTGTTGGTAGGGTGCGCATCTCCTCTCTGCTATGTGGATATTGACCACGGCAACGACCATACAAATTACTTCCGCGTAGACAGTGGGATGCTTTGCGGAAGCTATTATCGAAATCACATAGGAAATACATATTGGACGGCACAAACAGACACTCATTGGGGCGGTCGAACTTTTGCCACGGAAGAAACCGCTAAAGCATTCGTTGAAAATGACTGTCACGTCGGAGGAATCAAGTAGATGCGAAGCAGCAAGAAGCGCAAGTTGGTGGGCATAGAGACTAAGCCTGTGAATGTTCTAGTTTCGAAGGATGCACGTGACAAGCTGGACAAGATGGCGGGTCCGATTGGCCTGGGCGAGATGGTAGAAACGCTGATAGAGCGAGAGTATTCTAGACGTGAACGCAGACAGCAATCACTACAAGTTGCAAATTCTTCTTGTAGTTGAGCAACCGAACCCTTAATCTTGCTTCAGCCCTCCCCGGCGAAACTGTTTAGCGTCAGTTTAAAAACGCGAGTCCCAACCCCAATTGAGGATCATCCATGCCCACAATCCTGAAAATGATTGCGGTTCACCACGCCAATAAGTCTGGGCGCGGGCAAGCTGCGTGCTTCGTAAGTGTTGATTCTGCGCGAGAGATGGTAGAGGCGGGCCTTGCGGTATGGAACAAGAAGGCGACCTTCATCAACCTCACTAAGACTGAAGCGGGCATAACTCCCGCAGCGCGTTCGCTGAAGCCCGGATTATCCGTGATGGATGGATATGTGATGGGCGAGCCAAGAGACGTTGCAATTATTGAAGCCTATAGGCCCCGATTTGCGTGGGCAGCCTAATTTACTGGGCCGCTATTGCTGCAATCATAGGCTTCCTGCTCTTTGCTAGATGGTATGAGAACGATAGATAGGGTGGGGGTGATTCAACTTCTACGCGGTAAACGACATTCATTTGGGGCAGCACTAGCGGTGTAGCCCCGACAACCGAGGGACGCATTCGGGCATGGTAGTCACAAAGACCCATGCAAACCCACGCACCCATTGGAGACACCATGGCAGACTCGCAGACCTTCCAAGGCATCGACGCGGATAAATGGCTGAGGATTAAAGAAGCTGTGCTCAACAAGGCCGGCATAGGCATTAACTCGCTCATCGGTTCTGGCTCTGCAAAGGGAATAACGCTCTCATGGTCCTATTCGCCCGATACGCAAGTGCTGATTACGACGCTGGTCAAGAGAAGCTTCTACGACCCTTCTGCGGAAGTGATTGATTCAGACATTGCTGCAATGGTGGCGGCGGCATGAGCTGGGCCTACCTATATGCAAACAGGCTACCGATTATCTCTGCACTGAGTTTGATTGTAGGCGCTGCGGTAAAGACTGCTCCCCCACCTGGTACCAAGTTCGATCTCTATACGTGGGCATATGACTTCTCCCACCAATTTCTAAACATCACGAATACCCGACTCACGGCTGCACCCGTGGTGACCCCACCGGTAAGCCCAAAAGATTCATAAAGGAGCAGCATATGAGCGTGAAAACAATTCTTTCCGATGTCGTCAAGGGATTTGAGAAGGTGTTCTCTAAGACAGAAGCGGTTGCGGCCGCAGAAGAGCCGTTGGTTGATACCCTTTTCCCTGGCATTGCATTGATTTATAACTCGATCGTCAGTGAAGCTGGTGTAGTTGAAGCGGCATCTGCTGCGGCCAATGCACAGGGCGGCACCGGTGCACAGAAGCTTGCTACAGTTGTGGCAAACGTTACACCCTCCGTGGTTGCGACCGCTGTTGCGAATGGACTTGCCGCACCAACCACCCAAGACATTACGACTGCAGCATCTGCACTCGTCACCTTCCTGAATGTATTCAAGCCTGCGGCTCCGGCAGCGTAAGTGGGACTCTCAGCATGGGCCCCAGCACTCGTAGCCTTAGCTAGCAGCCTCGTTGGCTTAGGGATGCTTTACGCCAAAGTAGGAGATCACGGCAAGCGCCTGGATGATGTAGAGCCCCGCATCGGAAAGCTCGAGATTGAATCTGCACGCAATGAAGGATTCAGGCAGGGCGTGATGAGCAATACGAAATGAGAACCCAAGAGAGAGACGGCATGAGAGGACTGAAGAGTTACGAACAGGCAATCCTTGTGTTTGTGATCTTCTTTCTCTTTGGCTTTGCCTGCAGCGACAAAATTGGACATGCGTTGGGATGGTGGTAAGTGGGGAGACCATCTGAATACTCACTAGAGATTGGCGAAGAGATTTGTCTAGAAGTAGCAACCACCGATAAGGGCATGGAAGCCATTTGCGAGGAAGAGCGATTTCCTTCTGCTAGAACGGTTTATTCATGGCTAATCAAGCATGAGGACTTTCTTCAGAGATACGCGCGCGCGAAAGAGTTGCAAACGCAATTGCTTGCGGACCAGATCATACCGATTGCCGATACCGTGAAAATTGGCACAAAGACCGTCGATAAGCCAACCGGAACTGAGACGACAACCGGCGACATGATTGAGCACCGCAGGCTTCAGATTGAGGCGCGAAAATGGTTGCTTGGCAAGTTGGCTCCTAAAAAGTACGGAGACAAACTGGAACATACGGGGGCGGATGGTGGACCTATCCAGTTCGTTGTAACGCGTGCAGGCGCAAAGCAGTAATATCCACGACATTCATCTTCAGCCCAAGCAGGGGCAGCTTCTAGATCTAATCGAGCGCTCTGCGGCCACGGTTATAGGGGTCGGCGGCGGTCGAGGGGCCGCAAAGTCCGGTGGCGCAGACAGAATCGCACTAATCTTGGCTATCGACCAGCCAGGTGTTCAAATATGCATCGTAATGCGGAACTCAGACCAGATCCGCAAGTTTCATTACGAGCAAATAAAGCGCGACTTTCCGGTGTTGGAGAATTATTCAAACATCTCCAATATGGTCTACAAGATTCCCGCCGGCTCCGCAAAATCTGAGATTAGTTGCAGTTATGCAGAGAACCTTGAAGACGTAAAGCGTAGATTTCGTTCAGGAAACTTTAGATATATCTTCCTCGACCAGGCTGAGCAGTGGACATGGGAAGAGATATCAGAGCTAAATCTGGCGATCCGATCGAAAGGCAATTGGGTCGCGAAGCTTGTTCTCCTATTCAATATGGGCGGAATCGGCATATTGGATTTGCGTAACAGGTTTGGGCCGGTAAAGAAGTTCAATGATAATGAAGATCCCAACCAGTACACATTTCTGCATGTATTCCCGCAGGACAATGTGGAATGGTCTAGGGGAGAACTTGAGCGCGACGGCCTAACTGAAGAAGACTACTATTCTTGGACTGATAAGCAGCGCTTCGACTACTTCACCACCCGCGCTCCCTATGGCAAGAAGCTGAATGCCTTGGATGACGCAACTAGGGCGCGCGACCTGCTTGGATCTTGGGAATCACTCGAAGGCGCTTACTTCGGCAGGGTCTTCGATTACAAGGCAACAATGAAGCCGGCTGAGGTCGCTGAAGGCATCCTCAAGTCGTGGGATGCCAGATGGCTGTCAACTGACTGGGGCAAGACGCACTACTGTTCTACGCATTGGCATGGCAAGACGCTGATGAGCCCCAAAGAAATAGAGCACTGGTTCGGCTGGATAGTTCCCAGACCGCTGACGGTGGTTACTACTTACCGTCGCATGATCGTGAACGAGCAAACCTCGATTCAGGTGGCGCGTGGGATTGTTGAGGCTACGCCAAAGATAGAGCGAGAGCGAATCAAGAGATACCCCTTCAGCCCTGAGCAATTCGGGGAGCGCGATTCAGAAGATACGGTGCCGATAATCATCGGTCGAGAGCTTAGTAAGTATGGAATGCCCCAACCGGAGCATGCGGATAACAGCCGCAAACCTGGCTGGGAGCTGATGTATACGCTTCTCAATAACACGAGGATATGGGCTACGCCAGTTGACCAGCGAACTGCAGAGATGGAAGCAGACGCGGGCGACACAGTGTGGATTATGTCTTCTGAATGTCCAGAGGCGCTTGAAACGATACCGATTCTCATGCGAAATCCAAAGGATTTGGATGACGTAGTGAAGACGGATATGAGTCAGGCTGTACTTGCGATGGACGTGGCTGATGATCTGCGTTATGGATTGCAGTCCGAGTTGGGTTCAAGAACTCACCGCAAACCATTCGAAGTATCGCTATCTGAGGCTATCGCTTCTGCACCAAACATTAACGTCGCTCACATGCGGCACATGAAGATGCTCTCTGAGCGGAAAGGTAAGGCCAGATGGACGGGACGATAGCTGTATTGGTTGGAATGCTGATTGTCGTCACTGCGGGCCTTATCTGGTTTGTGCGCCAAAAGTACCCGGTGATTATCGAAGCACTTGTGGCTGTCGAAAAGCGTGTTGAAGTGCTTGAGAAGCGCAAGGCATTGCTGACTGAGGCTGCTGTGAGCGCAGACAAGCCCGCAGGCGTAGGCAAGCGCACACTTCGCACGTGGAATGAGAATGTCGGGCAGGCTGAGTGAGTATTACCCCGGCAATGCCTGATGTCCAGCAGCAACAGCTTTCAGACGACACGCGCACAGCTATTGCCACGCTGATTACTGGAGTCTTGCAGGAAGAGAAGTCAGCTAGGCGTGCAGAAGTCCGCAAGGCGGGGCAGCAACGTAACTTCCGCAATGGAAATCAGTATTTGTGGTGGGATAACGCTTCGAACTGCTATATGCAGCCTGAGGCTAGCGGCAATGAACTCCCGCGGTTCATGGATGTCTACAACATCTACACACCGCACTGGCGCTCTCTGGTCTCGATTCTTAGCCAGAACCCAACGGGTGTGAACTTTGTTCCTGAAGACTTGCAGGTATCGCTGGATGTAATGGGCGCTGCGAGTGCAGAGAAGATGCGGCACAGGTTTGACCGTCTAGTCCACATGAAAGACCGACAGGCCGAAGCGGCAGGACACTTCTGCACCGATGGCAGAACGGTCACGCACACGTACATCGATAGCAAAGGCAAGCTACGGTGCACGGTTCACGGTGTTCTTGAATCAAAAGTACCGATTTTCGCACGCAAGATGGAGCGCTGGGGTTATTGCGTACTCAGTGAAGAAGTAGATTTATGGGAAGCAAAAGAGAATTACCCGGACTTTGCCGATGACATTAAGGCTGATGCGGACAATAGCGAGATGTCTTACGAGCGGTATGCGCGGCTTGGCATCCTTGCTAACAAGAAGGGTGCCGCGGGCAACGCCGAAGCGCTCAAGAATCTAACCACCGAGCACGTTGCGTGGATCCGCCCTAGCCGCTATGCGAAGGCCTCGGATGATGCTAAAGCAGAGCTAAAAGCGCTCTATCCCGAAGGCTTCAGGGCCACGATGATCAGCAATAAAGTCGTGGACTGCATTCCTGAAGTGATGGAAGACGCGCTGATGGTGGAATGGCCTGCGCCGGGTCAGGGATCTGCAAGGCCTTCGTTGCTGCACGATCTAGTTCCTATCCAGCAGGCATTCAATGACAACCTTAACATGCTGCGGGAGCACATTGACTTCTCAATTCCTGCTCGTTGGATTACGGATACGGTGGATTCAGAGGCGATCGCAGAGCAAAGAGCTGCACCAGGCGTGATTCACCAGATTACGGTGCCCAATGGGGCTTCAATCAACGACTTGGTGATGCAGGAAGAGGTTGCGCAGCTTCCGCCCGAGTTAGTTGCAAACATCGACAGGCTTTTGAGCCTTGCACAGTTCACGACAGGCGACCTACCGGCCCTATTTGGTGACGGAACTCCAGACCAAGAGACTGCAAGCGGGCAGAAGATGCTTTCTGATCAGGCTAAGGGGCAGCTATCACCAGCTTGGGGTGGTTTGCAATGGCTGTTTGCAATCACCTACCAGATCGGCGTGATGCGTGCCGCCGAGATGGTTGCCGACAAGCCTTTGATTGCGGTACCGGGCGCAAACGGGCAGCAGAGATTCAACCCTGCATCGATTCTCGATGGCAATTGGGGCTGCTACCCAGATACAGACTCGAGCTTCCCTGAAACGATGGCGGATAAGCGAGCCAGCCTTCAGGCCGTGCTGAGTCAGTTGGGCGAAGGCGAGCAGGGGCAGGCAATAGTGTTTCACCCTGACAACCTGAAGCTCATCAAGCAATACTCAGGTTTGGAAGACTTAATAATTCCTGGCGCCGAGGCGAGAGACAAGCAGCTCCGTGAGATTGAGCAGATGTTGCAGGAACCACCCGTGCCAGATCAAACGAAGATCCCGCAGTGGCAGCAGGCATCGCAGCAAGCACAGCTTCAGGGCCAGCCACCGCCCGAGATTCCGCTTACGACCTCAGTTCCGGTTGGCAAATACGACTACAACCAAGCCGAACTCGATAAGTGCATTGAGTGGCTCAGTTCGACGGCTTGCTATGAAGAGATGCAAAAGGGCAATCAGCAGGGCGTGCAGAATGTAACGCTTCATGCCGATGCACATGCTGCAGCGATTCAGGCACAGGCACCACCGCCAGCGATCAAGCCGCCAAACGTAACTCTCACTGCACAGATCACCGACCCAGTTGCAATCTCAGAACTTTTGGGCATTGCAGGCGCACAGACGACACCAGAGAACATTGAAGCCTCGAATGTACCCGAGGAGCAGAACCAGGCGGCGGATACGCAATTGAAGGCAGCAGGAGCCCAGCACAAGGCAGTACTTGCAGCCAAGGAAGCGATTACCCCGATTCAGAAGCCAATGACACCCGAACAGCAGCTTGAGGCGAAGAAATCTAACGCCAAGGACAAAGCCAAATGAGAATGATCGGATTCGATGGATACGACATCGGCCCCAAGGTTGAGGGGCAGGAATACAAAGAAGTTCCCGAAAAGGCCAAGGAATATTGGCGCAAGAAACTTGGATTGCAGAAAATTGAAGAGGTAAAAGATGCCCGATGATCTCGGAGCAGTAATTGATACTCCCGAAGTAGATGTAGAGATAGGCAATCAGGGCCAGGATGTAGATATACAGATAGACCCTGCCGCTGATCCTGCCCCTGCGCAGACCGAGACGACCGAAGTAAAAGACATCACCGACTGGCGCAAGGTCCCTGCTGAGCTGAAGGAGTTCTTCAAAACTCCCGCAGGCAAGGGCGCAAAGGATGCATGGTTTGAGCGCAATGCTTACAAGGAGCTGCTTCCTGAAGGTGTAAAGCAGGCTAAAGAGATTCTAGGCTTCCTCGAGGAGCATGGCGGCAAGGATGGCTTGACGACGGCTCTGACTGACCTGCAATCCAAGGCTTCCGAATATGAGGCGCTGTCGCAGAAGATCGAGGCTGGGGACGCCTCACTTGTTACCGACCTGCCACCTGAAACCATCTCTAAGCTTGCCCCAGTAATGGTTGAGCAGTGGAAGCAAGCCGACCCTGAAGGTTGGTCTGCTGCAATGTCGGGCGTGATGGCCGCGACATTGCAGAGCAATAGGATTCCTCTATTCCTCGAGCGGCTTGCTCTGAATTTGGAATATGGAAAGCTGGATGAAGTAAAAACTCAAGTCCAGCAATTGAAAGAATGGGAGGGTTCATTTGCTGCCAAGGCGCAGGTCCAGGGAAAGGCTGGCACCGCTCAACCAAACGCTAAGTTCACGGAGCGTGAACAGGCTCTCAATCAGCGCGAGGAGCAGGCATTCCGATCTGATATGGAGCGCAGTGTCGATTCGTTTCGTGAACCGCTGATTAGCAAGGAGCTTGACACCTTCTTTAAGCGCAGGCCCAACGACACTGAGGCCAAAGACCTTGCAGTATCGAATGTGAAGTCCGAAGTTATCAAGCGTCTCAGCGCGGACCAGGGCTATCAGAAATCTCTCAACGCACTCTGGGCCCGCAAAGACAAAGAAGGCGCTCTCAGGCTTATAAGGTCCCGCGAGACCGCGGCAATTACTGAAGTCGCGCCTAAGATTGGCAGGCTGATATTCGGCAACCCGGGCCCTGTTTCGAAGCAGACCGATGCCGCGAAGCCTGCAACCAAAGTTGATGCTGGATTCGGCTTAGTCGAT